GTTTTAACCGATGATGATATTTTTAAAATCAATAATATAATTTTAGATAAAACTGAGTTTAATTTCAATAAAAAAAGAATACCAATACTTGAGGCATTTAAAAAACATGATACAGTTATATGTTTTGACACCGATATAGATTTAAAAACAAATATTGACCACAATCTATTTGAAAATATTGATGATGGGTTATATGTGAAATGGTTTGGAAGTTTACAATTTATTAGAGGAAATAAAATTTCCATAAATCAAATATTAAAAAGTACCACACCATTTGATGATTTAAATCAATATGGTATTGCGTTAACTGAATGTGGAGCTAATGAATCCAATATTGGTTTCTTTGATGAATATGTTTTCGTGTTAAAAATACGAGATGAAAATAAAAGAAAAGAATTCATAACTAATTGGGAATCAATAAATAATAGAACAATAGACAGACAACCAAAAGACAGACACGGTAAAAATCTTAATGGTGCAGTTGAAAGTCTTATTATATCCTTGGCTTGTAATTTAACGGGAATTTCATTATATTTTACTGAGTTACAACCGTTTTTTAATGCAATTGTACATTATGATTCGGTTAAACCACCATCAAAGACGATTCTATGAAATTAGTATGGACATACAATATATTGGCTAAGGTTGGGAACAAAACCGAAGAACGAAAAAGGATATTGATAAATTATTACATTTTATCGATTCAATCGGCAAAACGATTTGGATATTATTGTATTATATATACCGACTCATTTTCTGCAAAGTATTTTGAAAAAATTGTAGATGAAATTCACATATATGACAATTACGAAAATTCAATACAATGGGATTGTTATAAGATAAAGGCGTGTGAAGAAAGAGATGATGACTTTGTTTTGATAGATGGGGATGTTATTCTACACGCCAAATTACCTCCTATGGAAGATGATGTTATGTTTGATACCTATGAGGTTGCAAATTGGAAAGATGAATATGAACCGGTTATAAATCAGTTCACAAAATTAGGTATAGATAAAGTTATTGATGTTTGGTGTGATAAAAGAAAACCTGTTTTTTCATGTGGAATATTATATTTTAAAAACGATTCAGATAGAAAATTTTATGTTGACCAATGGAAAAAATATAATAACTTCTTAAATGAAATCATGAAAACAAATGAGGTAGATGTCGATGTTGCAACAATGGTTGGCGGACAATATCTGGTAACCTTATGTGCCAATTATTTGAATTTAAATAGAAGTTATTTAACACCACATTTAGGTGCAATTGGTAACTCATATAAACATCATTGTGGAGCATTAAAATATAATAACCCAATAGTACCGAAAGATTACATAATAAGTGTTGAAAATAAAATTTTAATTTAATGAAGTTAGATTTAAGAAAACATTATATATGTAAAGTTCCTTTTGAATATATGGAGGTACACCATATGGGTGTATATAGTTGTTGTCCAGCTTGGTTACCCACTAAACTTAGCGATATAAAGGATGTTTCTACGGTATGGGAGAGTGATACGTTAAAAGAAGTGCAAAACTCAATATTAGATGGTTCATATTCTCATTGTGTTGAGGAATTATGTCCAGTATTATCCGAATTAGTTAATCAAGGTACTGTAGATAAAGGGTTTTTCATTACCAAAGACGAATTTTCAAAAAATGATTATAGTAATCCAAAGATTATAAACTACTCATTTGATAGGAGTTGTAATTTATCCTGCCCAAGTTGTAGAAAAGAATCAATAATGGCTAATTCGGAAGAAATAAGTGAAATAGACTCAACGATAAAAGAGATTGAGACAACTTACGGTGGTAAACTGAAAGGTCTTTATCTGTCAGGAACTGCGGACCCGTTTGCATCGAAATCATTTCGTAAATTATTAACACAATTCGATAGAACAAAGTATCCTAATGTAAATGATATACATTTACATACAAATGCCATACTATTGAATCAGGATATGTGGAATAAGATGAGTAAGATACATTCAATGATACGAATTATTGAAATCAGTATTGATGCTGCAACAAAAGAAACTTATGAGGTTGTTAGAAGAGGAGGTAATTGGGATACACTAATTGAAAACTTAAAATTCATTGCAACTTTACCAATAGGAGAGAAAAGAATATCAATGATTGTCCAAGACACTAATTTTATGGAAATGGAACTGTTCTACAATTTGATGTCAGAGATATTCAACAATAAGGCGAGAATATATTTTAAAAGAATCGATAACTGGGGGACATTTACCGAAGAGGAATTTAAAGAAAAAGAAGTGTTTAGAGAAGACCACCCAATGTTTAATTTATTTTTATTACAATTATTAAAGATAGATAAAAAATACAATTCTTTTCATAATATGCATGACATTGTTTTAAAACATTTAAAACAAGAGGTAAAACTAATATAATGGAGATAGTATTAAGTGAAAAATATTCGATATATGTAATTGATTACGAAGGTATTCACGATAAAGATGATTTTTTAAGGAGGTCATATGAAATTATAAAATTAAAAAAGACACATCCAACAGATAGAAATCATTTTTTCTACGTTCCATTTAGATGTTCAGAGATTGATGAATTAAATGAACAAATATTGAATTTTTGTGAAAACTTTAAAGAATTTGATGAATTTGCAGTTCAGAATTGGGTTTACTTAATGACAAATAAAACTAATAATGAGATTTATCATACACATATAAATTTAGTGGAAGGAGATGAGAGAATTAAGACAGATTGGACTTTTTGTTTTTATGTTCAAGTACCTAATGAATTAGAGGGTAATGACGGTAAAATTTCCTTTAGGACTGAGGATGGGGTAGAACACATGTTCTTACCAAAGGAAGGTGAAATTTATATCTTTCCGGCAGATTTAGAACACACACCAAAACTTATAAAGAAATCTAAAATAGATAGAGTTGTAATTGCCGGTAACATTAGTTTAGACCCATTATCAATTATAAAAAATAAAAAACTACTGTGATAACCGAATATAAAGATTTACTAACAAACGACGAGTTAAGTTACATACTCAAAAGGTGTGATTCATTTGTTAAAAATAATCAAACAATACCTGACGGTTTAAATTGGTTTTACAATAGTATGCATCTATATGATGACACTAATTTAAATGAATTTCGTAATAGAGTTTTGGATGTTGTTGGTGATGAATATAACATACAATACAACGGGATTTTCATAAATAAAATTGTACCTGAGACAAATAAAAATGATGGATATCATAGAGATGAAAGTGATTTAACTATTGTTACATATCTAAACGATAACTTTATAGGTGGTGAATTTGAATATATTATAAACAACGAATTAAAAATAATAAAACCTGAAACGAATTTATCTATTATGATGGATAAAAAAATATTACACAGAGTTTTACCGATAACCGAAGGTGTAAGATATAGTTTGGTAACTTGGTTTAGATTGATAAACAAAAATATTATATGAAACCAAATTTAAAAGATTACATATGTTTAAATCCATTTAGAATATTAGAAATGCATGAATATTTCCATGCATTATGTGTCCCCGAATGGTTGTTAAAGTATATACCGGTTGATACCAAAGTTGAAGATATTTGGAATTCAGATGTTGCTAAACAAATTAGAGAATCGGTAACCGATGGTTCATATAAATTCTGTGACACCGAACAATGTCCATACCTAAGTCATCTATTAAGATATAATGAAGTGGATGACAAAGGTCCAATTATACATAAATCAAAATTACCAAATAATTTCTTTTCGGAAAAAAGTCCAAGTAGAATTGATTTTGATTTTGATAGAACTTGTAACTATAAATGTCCATCTTGTAGAAAATCCGTTTACACTGCCGACAAAGAAAAAATTGAGGAGGTAAAAAACACCATAACGGAAATTGAAAACGTATTTGGTTCGGATGTTGAGGTGTTATATCTAAGTGCGAGTGGGGACCCATTTGCATCAGTATCCTATAGAAACTTTCTTAAAAACTTTGACCCATCAAAGTTTCCTAAATTAAAAAACATACATTTCCACACCAACGCATCAAATTGGTCTAAAGAAATGTGGGAATCAATGCCAAATGTCCATAACTATGTTGGTTCATGTGAAATTAGTATTGATGCAGCAACAAAAGAAACATATGAAACAAAAGTCAGATTAAATGGTAAATGGGATAGACTTATTGAGAATTTAAAGTTTATTAGTACAATCAAATCATTAAAATTAGTTAAACTATCCTTTGTAACCCAACAAAAGAACTATAAGGAAATGAAGATGTTTGTCGATATTATGAAAGGAATATTTGGTAAAAAACTCTTGGTCTTATTTGTTAAAATAAACAATTGGGGTACGTTTACTGAAGAAGAATTCTTAAAGGAAAAGATATGGGATGAGTCACATCCTGAACATTCACAATTTATAGATGAGGTTATGAAAATACATGGAGACCCACAAGTTTATCACAATTTCCATGAGTTCATTGTTGCAAATAAAAACCTTATTTAGTTGTTATTTTAAAGTATTTTTCCTATATTTTAGATAATGAAAATACTAGCTCACACTTCATTTATTGGAACAACAGGATATGCGAATCACGCTAGGTCCTTTTTTTGTGCGTTAAATAAATACCATACGGTTAAAGTTAGAAATCTAACAATAGGTAGTGGTTGGAAAGGGTATAAATTAAACGCACATGACGATGAACCGTATATTACGGATGAAATGAAATCTATGTTATATCAACAAACATTATATAACACAGATGATACGATGACGGATTTTCCCCTTTACGAATATGACGGAAATTATAAACCCGATGTTAATATTGTTTTGGTGGAAATGAATAATCATTATTTTAATGATGATTATGGAGGTTATAAAATTGCATATAATGTTTGGGAATCAACCAGATATCCAGATGATTTTTTTAATAGGTTACATTATTTCGATGAAGTATGGGTCCCAACACAATGGCAATTTGATTCATTGGTAGAACAAGGTTACCCAAAAGAAAAGATTTCAATAGTACCTGAAGGTGTTGATGTTGATACCTTTAAACCAATAGAAAAGTTTCCTAAAAAAGATAAATTTAGATTCTTACTATTTGGTAGATGGGATTACAGAAAATCAACTACCGAGATTATTAGAACTTTCGGTGAAACATTTAAAGACAACGATGACGTTGAGTTAATAGCATCCGTTGAAAATCCATATCCATCAGATGGTATGAATTCAACACAAGAAAGAATCATCGAACATAAGTTATTATATAAAAACATTAGGTATATTGATTTCCCAAGTAGAGAGGAATATGTAAAATATCTTCAAGAGGGTGATGTCTTTTTGTCTTGTGCCAGAAGTGAAGGTTGGAACTTACCTTTGATTGAGGCGATGGCTTGTGGAACCCCATCAATTTATTCAAACTACGGAGGACAATTGCAATTTGCACAAAATAAGGGCATTGCGGTTGAAATATCACACATGAGACAGGCGAATATTGGTGATGTGGATGTACCTGGTGAATATTGTGAGCCTGATTTTAATGATTTGTCTTTTAAGATGAGACAAGCGTATGAATATTATACCGCCACGTTAATTAAGTCGAGAGAAGAATCAAAGGACATACACAAAAATTTTAATTGGGACATAATAGCAAAAAACGCATCCAATCTTTTAGAATCAAAAATGAAGAAGTTTGCATTTGTTACCACAGGTAATATTGGTTACATGCCCGTGATTGAAAAATTAGTACAATCATTGTTAGAATTTTCAGAACAAAAGATTATAGTTTATGGTGTGGATTGTGATGTGCCTTTTGATTATCCTAATGTAATCAAACGAAGAATTGACCCACCAAAAATATCGGAACACGATAAGTGGTATTGGAAACAATATACTTGTTTGGAATCACTAAATGAAGGATTTGAATATCTGATATGGATTGATGGTGATGTTGTGGTAAATTACAATATTGATACTGTAAAAAAATATTTTAACCGAGTTGGTAGATACCCACTATCCGATATACATGTACAAGAAGAGTTCTTTGGGATGTATGATAATGGAAACAAATCACAATTGTTTAATGAAGAACTTGCTAAAAAATGGGGAACAGAAAAAGTACAACCTTACATGCATATTTGTTTCTTCATTTATAATCACGGTTCAAAATCACACTTCCTACAAATATTAACAGAATACCGAACGTTAATAAAAGAAAATCCTGAAGATTATAGTAAGTATTTTTTATGGAATGATGAAGGTATAGATAATGCGTTGAGATGGTATAATGGATATACTAACCATTTACCGTTATCAAACTTTGATACATCATCATATGATGGAGATGAAGGATATATTGATAAAACATTACACCAATTTTATAAATTTTGGAATGAGGAAGGACCACAAAATTTTAACAGAATCTTTGGTTATCAAATTATACCAAAAGACAAATCAAATATTATATATTTCCACGGAAATAAAAATGCCGAAATATCTGATAAGATGATTGAGTTCATTAAGATGAAGAAAGATAATTCATTCTATAAATCAAAATGTTTTTACACCGATGTTTATAAATTAGAAAATTACGAATCTCTTTATGAGTATGAAGGAAGTACAATGGAGGTTGCACAAAAATTTGGTTGGGCACCTGCAATTTTTCATGAGATATACAATTTAAGAGATTACTATAAAAATAGAGAACGAACAATTAACGAAGGTGATGTTGTTGTTGATTTAGGGGGAAATATTGGTGTGTTTAATAGATGGGCTTATAGTCAGGGTGCAAGTAAAGTAATTTCATTTGAACCCGACAAGAGATATTTTAAATTACTTTCATTAAATGCAGACCCAAGGTCAATATTATTTAACGCCGCTGGTAGTAATTCTATGGGTGAAATGAGTTTATATGAAAGTACCCATTTAGGTGGTTCTAATTTATTCGGAACTCAAAAAGACGCTAAAGAATATAAAGTTAGAACTTATACTTTAGATTATCTTTTTGATACCGGTTTGATAGATAAAATAGATTTCTTAAAAGTGGACATTGAAGGTGCGGAACATCACGCATTTGGTGGGATAAGTGATAGTAATTTAATGAAAGTAAAAACAATTTCAATGGAATATCATCACAGTCACTTTAATTATGATGAAAAATTAAGACAAGATTTAATCGATAGAATGAATAGACTTGGTTTTAACTCATATCTAATGTATATGGGGAATAACGATAATTTACAAATGATATATTTTACAAGATGAGTACCTTAGATAGTATTGCAAAATCACATGGAACGGATAAGAGTTCCGATATTCACAATTATTGTGTTAAGTACCAAAAGTACTTACCATTTAATAGATATGATAATCTAAACATTATGGAAATCGGTGTGTTAGATGGTAAATCATTATTAACATGGAAAGATTACTTTTACCGTTCTCAAATTTTAGGTATTGATATCAACCCAGAATGTAAAAAATTTGAGGAATCTGGTGTAATGGTTGAAATAGGTTCGCAATACGATGGTAACTTCTTATCAAGAATATGGCAACAATATGGCCCATTTGATATGATATTAGATGATGGGTCACATATGAATGAACATGTTATATTTTCATTTGAACATTTATTTGATTCCGTTAAATCTGGTGGTGTCTACATTATTGAAGATGTTTGTACATCTTATTGGTATCAATACAATGGAGGTTATTTAAAACAGGATTCAATGATGGAATATTTTAAATCATTAACAGATGACGTTAATTTTAGAGGTTTAGAAAATCACGATAACCCAAATGGTGTTTGGCATAGAAGAGAAAGTAATTTAGATGACTTATCTAAAAGAAGTCAACCACAATGTAGAACTGATATAGAATCAATTAACTTCCTTAATGGAATTATTATTATAACAAAGAGATAATGGCACATATTGAACAAAGAGAATTTTGTGAACGAGTAAAAAAAATGTACCCAAACTTTTTTAAAAACAAAAAGGTATTGGATATTGGTTCGTTAGACATAAACGGTAGTAATAGAAGTTTATTTGAAAACTGTGGTTATGTTGGTATCGATGTTGGTGAAGGTAAAAATGTAGATATTGTGAGTGTCGGACATCTTTATAAGGGTCCCGATAATGAGTATGATACAATCATATCAACAGAAGTATTTGAACACGATATGTTC